GTTTTCCTACTATTGTTTTGTGGGTAAGCAATCCATCATTATTTAACCTCTCATACATTTTCTTTGCTCTACGTTGTTCATTTGCTCTATAACCTATTCTTGTTTCTATTGGTTTGTTTACTTCTTTTTGCCACCAATTAAATATAGGATTAAGTTTCATTTCCGTAGTACAAAATCTTTGTGTTACGTTTGGTAAATACTTTTTGCCATTTCTTAATATTATCTCATCAAACGTTTTACCTGTAACCCACGTTATCTTTCTTCCTATATATTGTTCAAGGTCTAACATTGTATAGATTATCATATCATCTTCTGCTGTCGCTATAAAAGGTGCTTGTATTCTATCTTCTACTTCTTGTCTTATTTTCTTGTCAGGAAATTTAGATTGTTCGTGTTCAATTCTTACTAAAGCGAATACATCGTAGTCAGCAGGATAATTAGCTGCAATATAGGATGAGGTTTTACCTCCACTTAAAGAGTTTACAGTAATCATTAAAACTGTTCTGCTAATTCAGGTTTAAACCTTTTAAGCTGTCCTTGTAAGAAGTTATATCTAACCTTTAGTTCTTGTAGTTCTTTATTTATAGAATTTAAATCTTCAACTTGTTTTTTCATATAATTATTACTTATCACAAGTTCTTTGTGTTCTTTATCTAATCTACTGTACTGCTCTTCCCAAAAGCCTTCTAATGTTTCTGACCTTTTAAAAGCATCAGGATTTAATTCTTTTGCTTTAACAAGTCTATTGTTTAATGTAAGGTAATCATTCTCAAAGTCCTTATCATATAAAAGCCAATCTTTAGCCTTCCTTGTAAAATATAATACTGTTGAATGGTCTTTTTCCATTGTTGCACCTATAGCGTGTAAAGAGTAATGAGTGTGGTCTCTTAATAGTTTATAGTATATTGCTCTTGCTTCTATGTAAGGTCTCTTTCTTGTGTTTATAGTAATATCTAAATTATAGTAATCTTCTACTATTTCTTTAACTATTTTTTGTGTGTTCGTCATCTTGTATTTTATTAATTATATCTTTTATTGTCATAAATCCTGATTCGTGTATTGCTTTTAGTATTCCTGCACACGCCTCATACTCTTCTGCTTCTTCATATAAGTTAATAGCTTCTTCAAGTTCTGTAATGCTTCTACCATTTGTTATATCCATTAAAGCAAGTAAGTAAAACTCTTCTATTATATCTTTATTCAAAAATATCTAATTGATTTTTATTTTGTTTTTTTATAATACCTAAAGCCGTTTCAAGTATTGTTTTTCCTGCCTCATAATCTACAAGGTTTCTTGCCATTTTTAATCTTGATTGCTTCCCATTATATTTATTAAAGTCAAAGTTGTGATAAATTGATAATTCATTTATAAGCATATTACTTAAATTCTTACCCCTACCTCTATCACTTAATTTGTTTGGTAAATTAAAGTTACTCCAATACAAATGCCTATCTCTTTTTTTAGCAAGTATTAATGGTTCGTAATATGGAACTACATTTTCTACAACATACTTTCCATCAAAATAATGTTGTAAAAATATTATTTCTTCATATAATTTCATATCAGGGTATCTTGGTTTCCAAACATCTCTTGTTTTTTGACTTATATTTATTCTACTATGACTTGGACAAGGAGGAGAACTCCATATAAAATCATATTCTTTATAATGGTCTAAAAGATATTGGTGTGCATCTGCTATTACCACTTTATCATTTGGAAATCTTTCTTGATATAATTTAGCTGCTTCAGGGTCATATTCTACAGCAGTAACATCTACATCGGTTACTTCATTCCATTTGTATCTATTACCTCCTAAACAAGCGTATAAGTTTAGTATCTTCATTATTATATCATATTTTGTTTTATAATTGGGTAATATGTTTTCATAACAACCTCTTCAAACCAATAATCAAATGCTTTATCTCCATCAGGTAATGGTTCTTCTGTTGTGTTTAAGTGAGTGTTTGCGGCTAATAAGAAGGCTTGTAGAACTTTATATCTTATATCATCTCCACTATTATAGATTAATTCAGCTGCGCAATAAGTTATTTTAGAGTTTGCTTTTTTCTTACCATTTGATACAACAAAGTTCTTCATTGCCTCTAATAGTGTTTCGGAAAAATCTTTATCTAATATCTTTAATTTTCCTTTCTTTACTGAATTGTGTTGCCTCCTGATTCCATCAAAACAACTCACTATAGAACCTACAGAAAGTACATTATTATAGTTTTTAACTTTATCTAAAAGATATCCGTAATTTTCTTTCTTTAAATCTGCCCAAGATTTTATACTATCTATTAAATCCCAAGTTTTATTGTGAGCATTAAGAGAAATAATAAATCTTTGTATTTCTTCTACATCCTCCCCTAACCAATCTATTATACTACAAGGAACTTCTTTAACTCCGTGCAATTTTAAAGCAGAAACCCTATGTTGTCCTTCTACTGCACAATAATAATCTTCTTTAGGAATTACCTTGATTGTATCTGCAAATCCATTTGTATCTATTAAATCATACATTTTTTGAATATGTGATTCATAAGTATTCCTATTACCTTTAATAAATTTTATTTTGTTGATAGGTATTATTTCAACTCTTGCTATTTTAATGTTTGTTTTCATAATTATTGTATTTATTCTTTGTGCTTACTCTATTAGGTTTTCAGCTTCCCCTTATAATATTCCCCTCATTACATATTGGTCTAAATCATTCTCTTCTTGAAAGAAGTACTTATAGTTGTCTACTGCTTGTCTGAATTTGTTCTCGCCTCTTGCTAAAAACTCCTCACTCACATCAAAGATTCCTATATCAGTACTTGCTTTGTCAATCACTAAAAAGGTAAACTTTTCTTTCTTAAACAATTTAAGGTACAGCCACGCTTGTAAATCGTACCCATACTTGTCTGCACTATACCTAAACGTATTAAGGTCGGCAGTTGTCTTATAATCAATTAAAGTATCTCCCTGTATAATATCTGCTTTGCCTCTAAAAGCAAGTCCTTCTATCATATCTATTGCAGGTACTTCAAACTCTGATTTGTTTATTAGTTTGAGTGCTGCTTCATTTCTTAATGTTGCATCTGCTAATCTTTCTGCTGCACTTCTTTCTTTTGTAAGAAACACCTCACCATACTTTGCTTTTGCATCTTTGTACTTGTTCGTGTTCTTTGTGGAAGCATCTACAAAATGTAGCTTATCTATTTTGTGTGGTTCAAGTATCATCCAATGTACTAACTTACCTGCTGCTAATGCAGGACTATCCTGATTAGGGTCTCCATACTTTAGAATGTTCCTGTACGTCTTTGGACTCTTTAAAAGTGTTTTAAGAGACGAACTACTTAATGCGTGTTGCCCAAGATGACCGTAGTAGAAAGTGTCATCATACATCTGTGTAAGTATTTCTTCTTTACCCCAATGTTCTCCGTTTAGTAGTGTAATCATAATTCTAAAAATTTTATCTGTTCTTCTATTCTTTTGTGTAATTCCTGTTTGGCTCTTGCTTTGTCAGATTCTAAACCTCCACCATTCATAATAGTATAGAGATATTCCTCTGTTTGTTGCGACCAAAACCATTCGTTGTAATCAAATTGCATATTGTTCTTTTTTGTAAATATAAACAATTATTTAACATCTTCCTCTTTTGGGAAAACTTTTTTTTCTAATTGTTCTAATCTGTTTAGTGCAACTACTAATGCTTGTTGTGTTAGCTTTAAATCGTGTTGCATCTTTACTAATGTAGATTCTTTCATTTCTGTTGTTTTAACTTCTCTATATATAAAGTAGCATCCATCAATTCTTCCTGTAAATGGTTAAGGAATTTATAGAATCCATCGGGAGAATCGTACAGGGTAGTTCCATATTTAGTTATACCATCTCTACTTCTTGCTCTCATATTCTGTATTACGCTTTCTACTATTGGGTCTTTAGGTAAATGATTGTATCCTGTTGAATCAGCAGTCCATCCATCTTCCTGCATCTCTACCCACTTTCTTAAACTATCACTCATAATCTATCTTTATATGCTTTTACTATCATAGCTTCCATTAACCTCAACACACCATATCCAAGTATAATTTTAAATACCAACATCTAATTTAATTTGAAGTTTCTTTATTTCTTGTTCTAACTCTTCTATTTTTTTATCAGCAATTCTTGCTCTTTCTACTGCACGTATCTTATCACTACGGTATTCACTTAACGACTGTTCGTATAACCTTTCGTTAGTTATTAGATTGTGTACATAGAATCCTACATCCTGCCAACAGAAATACATTTCGTTAATGGCTTTGTTTTCAGGTTTTGCTTTTCTTGATTTAACGATATACTCGCCCACTAAATTAAAATTAGCGTAGTATTCTCCTTCTTTAATATTGTTCAGTTTCTTGTTCATCTAAATTATTTTAGACACTAATATAGTGTTTATTTCATTAAATATTTTTTCCTTGTCTAACAATACACCTTTGTCATAGTAAACTATTTTGTGCGGAACTTTAAATATTCTCATATAATCTTGTCGTTGTACTTCGTGATTTTCTTTTGATTTAATTTGATAGGGTTTACTCATACGTAAATAAGATATAGGTTTAACTTGTATTCCAAATATCAATAACCCTTTTGTGTATGCTTCAAAATCTGTAAAGTATTTTTCATCTAATTGTGGATTAGCTTTTATAAAATCTATATTAGGAAACTCCTTTTGAAATTCTTTTATAATGTTTAATTCTGTAACAAATCCATTATATGTTTGACCTACGACTCTGTAAAATATATAATCTTGTATTTCTACACCTAACATATTTTGCAGCTTTTCTCTTAATATTAAGTATATTTCATTTAATCTATCTCTTCTTTCTTTTGTAAGGTAAAAGTTTTCCCAACCTATTTTATTAAAATTGTCTGTAGACCTATAGTATAACTCTATTAATTCCATACATCCACCAACAGATGAAGAACGAAAATATTTATTTATACTTGCATCTCTGTTTAATTTTTTATAAAGTTTATCTTCAATTGGTATTCTATACATTATAAATATTGATTATAAACTGCCTGTAAATCCTTCCATACTACCTTACCAAAACTACAAGGAGTACATTCAACTTTGGTTTTAAATATTCTTTCGTAAATGTTTTTGTACGTTTCTTGCTCTTCAGGTGTCCACTTATTCTTTTTAGTGTCTACTGCCATTTTAATTAAATCAAACTCCTGCTCTGTTAAACATTCAGGTTTCTTGTATCTAAACATTTCGTTTAGTTTGACTTTACGTTCATCACATCCACAATCTTCGCCTGCTATAAACTTTACTGCTTTCTTTATTCCTGTTGCTTTAGTTATCTTCTCTACCGTGTCTCCTAATCCTTCACTCGCTTGTGCGTGTTTAGCTTTCCATTCCTTGTACTCTTTAGTGCGTTTGTCTCCTTTAAATTCTGTCATAATCTTTATTTTTATAATCTTCCCAATCTTCTTTAAACTTATCTTTTATTTCTTCTTTAGCGTGTTTAAGTGTATTAAATATACTTACCCAACTAATATTAGTTTCTGCTGCTATACCTCTTATGCTTAAATCTGAATCTCTGTAAAGAGTAAATAGTTTCTTTTCGTACCATCTCCATCCCTCTATATGGTCATCTATCATTGTGCAGATTTTATGAAATGCTACTTGCTCATCCATTTGCGAATCGTTTGGAATTTGGATGGTAAATTCTTCATCATCAAAAGATACTTTACTAATCTTTCTTTTAGAGTTGTAATACTGATAGTAAAGAGAACGACAACAAAAGTAAATATAACCCCTGCTAACGACACCATTTCTAATAACTTTGTTTTCATCTGCATACTTATAAATAGTCAAGTACATCTCCTGCACTATATCCTCTGCATAGTCGTACTCTCCAAAACTTTTTACAATGGCAATCCACTCTTTGTGCCTTTCAGCTACTTTTGCGAGCCATTCAGTTGGTTTATCCATATCACATTAATACTAATTATACCAAGCAAACATTGCAAGGTAATTTCATCTTCTTGTTCGTATTGTTCTTTGTGATATAAAAAGCCAAACATTATTCCTTTAATAGGACTTATAATAATCTCTGCACTCTTAAATTGACCTATAATCAAAAAAGAAAATGCTACTACTAATAAAAGTCCTACTACTATCATACGTTTAATTTTTGTACTTTGTTTTCATTGTGTATTAAATCTCTCCCCATATATTCAAATCCTACGTTATTAATTTTCATCCTTAATTGTATAGGTTGTTCAAATGGTGTAGGTCTACCTCCTGTTTCATTTTCTTTTACTTTCTGTACGTGAATATGACTATACATCCAATCCGTTGGACTTGCTACATATCTATGGATACACCAAACATCATCAAAACGTGAAGAGACCTTTGACCCTCCTTCTGCATCACTCATAGCTAATGGTCTTGTCAATCCTTCGTACTCGTGTCCTGAATGATGTACTTGCCTTAAACTACTACTAACTCCGTGCATATTTACACATACCTGTATGTTATTTTGTTTGCTAAAAAATCTTAATTCAGACAAAACTTGATAATCATACTCGTGTGCGTTACCTACCATTTTTAATATAGCAGCATCTTTTGACAAAGAGTTATATGGGTCTATTAGTAAACCATCGTAATTCCAAGCATCTTTTATTTGTTTTGCTTCTTTTAATAAACTTTTATATGTGTATAAATCTTCTACATCTATTATTTTAAAATGATTATTAGACCATTCAACAGCTTTACTAATTAATTCGTCAGGTGCTTCCTGTATTGGTTTACCCATCCTAAACTCTATAATCTTTCTTAATATAGATTCAGGTGTGTTTTCACTCGACCAAATTAAAAATTTAAGGTTGTGCAGCTTTGCCCATAACACATAGAAATAAATAAGAGTTGTTGTCTTACCAACATTTGCGTGTCCAATAGCAGCTAATGTTGACCTTTTGAAACGTACAAACTCATCTATTTCAGGAACACCTATCTTTAAACCTTCCTTTACTCTTCCATATTTTATATCTAATATCTTGTCTTGTAATTTCTTTGCTTGTGCTATCATATACTTTGTGGTAATCTATTATACTTTTTTTCCATTCCTATTGTTTGTGCTTCTTCTTTTTCTATGTAATATCCTACGATTGGATTTACTTTGTAGTTCCAAAAATCAATAGGCATTTCTTCTCCATCTTTAAGTTTTCTCATATAAAAAAGGGGGAACTTAATCCCCCATTAAATTAAAATGGTAAATCTGCTGTTTCTTCTCTTGCAGGGTTTTGGTCTGTGTTGTTTACGTTTCCTATTGTTGCTGCAATCTTCCAACCGTTTATACTTGTGTAGTATTTACCGTTGTACTCTTTGCCTCTTAAATTAATACTAACCGTAACAGGGTTTCCTACTTGAAAGTTGTTAATACCTTTAATAGATTCTCCCATAAAGTCAATAGCTAAATCTTGTGGATATTTCTCTGCAGTAGTTACAACGATAGTTCTTTTTGACCATTCGTTACCTGCTTTAGAAGTTCCTGACTCAACGTCTTGAATAAGTTTGATGTTTCCTGTAATTTCCATATTTCTACTTTTATTGATTGATTATTATATTTAGTTGTGTAATATACTTTTTTAATTCTACAATTTTGCAAGTTCATCTTGTACTTTTTTAGATACCTTATACTTGCTTTTAATAGCTTCTACGCTACCTCCACCTTTTATAAATTCTATTGCTTTACTAAATTCAGGTGTGTTTTGGTTTAACCATTTCTTATCTTCAGTTACTCCACTCGCTACATTAGCATCATCATCTACAGCTTGTAAACCAAGAAGCGAAGCTAAAGTATATCTTCTATAATATGTAATAGCAGAACCTAACTTTTGTGGGTCGTTTATTTCAGGAAGTTTTAAAGCCGATATAACGCCTCCTGTTCCATCAATACAAATAAGTTTACTATATACACAATCCTCCTCTATTGGTTGCAATAGAAGTAACCTGTGCTTCTTTAGTAAAGGGTTTAGTTGGTTGATTAAAGAATTAATGTCAAAATACTTTGACTTGTAAAAAGGATTACTTGCATCCTTACTAATTGTACCTATCTCTTGTTGGAGATTAAATAACTTTTGATTAATGTTTGTTTCTTTCATAACTTAAAATTAATTGTTCTTTGAGTTTCTCGTTTTCGTATTGCAGTTCTAAAGTCTTACCATAGAGTTCTGCTTTTGTGTATTGTTCCATATTGTAAAGTTACAAAAAAAATATTAATAAAAACAAAAAAGGGTAAGAACTTAATCCTACCCCTTTTAACAAAGAACAATATATACAAGAATTATCAAGTAAGTTTTTTCAGTCTTTCACTATAGTCAGCAATCATTTCTTCTAACTCGATATTTGTAAATTTACGTAGTTCCCTACTTTCTTCAAGTAATGTTTTAGACAAGTTATTACCAAGATATAAACTATACTTATATTGTTCACCTGCTCTATATACATTACAAGCTACACATTGAGGTTTAACATTTCTTTCATCCCAACGTATAGAATAATGTTTTCTACTCATAAAATGTCCTGCTTGGATTTCTTTCCAAAAGAACGTCTTATTGCAAGTAACACAAGTACAATATCCATTGTTGTCCGCATTTGATAATCTTATATACTGACTAAATACCGTATCAAGTTTTTTAACGAGTTTACTCCTTGTAGGTTTTTTAGCAGTTCTTGGCATAGTTTTTTTTTAAGCATCCATATGGTTTAGAAGTAAATTACCATCGGATTGATTAAAATTTCTTATTAATTTATATAGATGTTTACTATCTGATTTAACTTTTTTCTTTTCTGTTTTAGTAGAATCTATTCCAAGATTTTGATACTGTATAGCATCCATTTCTAAAATAGCATCTGTTCTTTCTTTTACAGATAATTGAAAATCTTTAGCAATTTTTTCTGCTAATTTTCTAATAGTTAAATCTTCCATTTATTTATATATATATTAAAGTTAGTAATTACATTCCCACTACCCACCAAAGTTACAATCTTTTTTTTTAAGATGTAAACTATTTTAAAGGTAAGTTTTTAACAATTTATTTTACTTTGTCTTTGATTTTCTCGTAAGTCCTTAAACCACCGAGTCCTAACATACCTAATAGAACAGTCATTAATTGTTCCATTTGTAATGCAGGAGGTACAGTTTCAGGTTGTAATGCCCATACAAATAAATCTCTAATTACAAAGTTATAAGCTAATGCTACACCACACACCCAACCAATAAAAGGTCTCCATCCTGCAACAAATACAGTACGGTGTTGTGCTTCAATTTCGTTAATTTTAGTCTGTATTGAAATTAGTTCGTTTGGGTCTAATTCCTTACCCTTTATAGCTTCTCTTATCTCCCAAGCTAAATTACCTGCAACTGACTTTCTCCCATCTCCTCCTTTAAGTAATCCTAATAACAGTTTCCACATAATGTACTACCTACGGTATTAGTAAGTCCAAACGCTGTTAGGTTTAGAGTCATCGGTATCACAGTGGATAAAGGTTTTTGCAACTCCCAATCTACGGAATCCTGCTTTAATAAGGGCGGAGAGAATAATATATCTGTCTGCTCCTCCTGATACTGCAATATCTGCTGCGACTCCAATAAGGTGTGAGGAATTTGGTACTCCACCGACTTCGGCATTATGCTCCTTTGTTCTATAACCTGAAGTGATTTTAAATGGTACACCTGCAATCTCTCTTGCCTCTTCAAGTTTAGCAAGGAAGCTACTATCCATATTAACACCACTACCTTCGTGGCTTGGACAGTCAAACTCATCTAAAGTAA